CGCGCGCGCCGGTGGCGGCGGTTTTGGGGCTTTGGTAGGTATGGCGCAGGGTTTTGATTTTTTTGCCGGCAGTATCCACCTGTTTGATTTCGGTTACTTCTTTGGTGGTGGTTTTGTGGGTTTTGCCGTCTTTGCGCTTGGTCTTGTATTTTTTGGTGGTGGTAACGGTTTTTTTGACGGGGTCGTAGTTGTCTTCGGTAATGACGACTTCGTGCTTTTTACCTGTCTGTTTGTCGATGTAGTAGGCGCGGACGGCGTTGTAGCTTTCGGTATTGCTGTATCTGAATGCATATTGGTCACCGCTGTTGCGGGTAATCCTGATTGTGGGCAACGGCTGCCCGCCGGCGGTCGTGGCTTCGCCTGATGAAACAAACAGGAGGCGGCCGTGTTTGACTGTTGCGATGGCGTCGTAGCGTTCGGCAAGGCGCGACAAGAAGGCGGCGTCGGATTCGTTGCTCTGGTCGATGTGGTCGATTTTTTCGTCTTGGTAGGCTTTGCCGATGATTGGTGTGTAGCCGTTGGCGGCGGCAATGGATTCGATGATTTCTTTCAGGCTGGTTTTGTGCCAGCTTTTTTCTTTTGCCTCTGAAAATCGGTCTGATGTGTCGGCGGATTGGGCGGTGATGTGCAGGGTGTCGGGCGCGCCGCTCCAGCTTACTTCGGTTATTTTGTAGCTGCCTTTATCGACAATGCCTGTTTCGATGTAGCCCAGGGCGATGGTTATCTCGGCAGACTTCGGGGGCAGGGCGAGCTTGCCGTCGTGGTCGGACAGGCTGACGGTCAGTTCGTCCGCCTCGAAGCCGCTTTTGTCGGTCAGGCTGATGGAGATGATGCGGGAGAGAGCGTCGGTATTGAACGGCTTGCCGTTGATGGACAGCTTGGCGACGGGGGTTAGATGGTTGCCGCCGGTGTCGGTAATGGTGTTGAAGATTTTGACGGCTTGGTCTTTGATTTGGGTAAGTGCGGTCATGTCAGATTCCTGCAATGCTGCGGGCGATGGATACGCCAAGCTGAAGGGCTTTGCCTTTTAGTCCCAGCGGGCTGTCGGATACTTTTTTTAATTCTATGCTGAAGCTGATGGAACGGGCTTTGCCATCGTGCATGAGTTGGCTTCTGTCTTCTTTAATGGATGTGATGACGTATGCGCCCATTATTTGACCTGTGCCGAGGATGAGGTTGTATGGTTTTCCACGCTCTGCCATGAGGTGGAGCATGGCCAGGGAGGTGTCTCCCCCTGTGATTTCCGGCCTCATTTCGGCTGACAGGGTCAGGGTGTCAGTTTCCGGCCCTAGGTATTGGGTGGGATTAATACCGCCGCCGACGGTGGATTGATTTGGGTGCTTCCAGCCGCTTTGGCGGTTGATGGTTTGAAAGGGGATGGTACGGATGAGAAAGGGGAAGAATCCTAATGTGGCAAGCATGGTAGTGTCCTTTTTTGGTGTCAGTCATCTGAAAATGCGCTACGGGCACGACGTGCGGCTTGGTCTGCAATCTGCTTAATCTGACGGGCAACTTCGCGGGCGATGTCGGCTGGACTTTGGCTGCCTCCGTTGATGGTAATGTTGACGGTCATACCGCCTGCGTTTGTGTGATTTAATCCTGCCGATACGGGAACTGCTCCGACAAGGGAAGGGCGCGGTTCTTCAGCTGCGGCGGGGATAATGCTCTGCAATGCGCCCAAGCCTGCTTTGCGGATTTTTTCCAGAACCCGCCATCCTCCGAAGCGGGCTACATCCTGTTGATTGAAGACAACCTCGCCTTTATGCACGATACCGGCCGCTTGGTTGACACCTCCCGCTCCTGTGTAACCGCCTGTGGAATATCCTTTGTTGGGAATGTATGCGCCTACGCCATAACCGGCTGCGCTGCCTCCCGGTGCGGTCGGTTTGGTGGAAAAGGCTTTTTTCATCCATTCCCATGCGCTAGTAGCGACGTTTTTGAGGATTTGGAAGTTTTTGATGAGGATACCGATTGGGCCTAGGGCGGCGGAGAGGGCGTAGGATATGGGGTTGTTGCCGCTGAATGTTTTTTTTATCCATCCCCAGCCTATGATGAGGGCGTTTTTGATGCGGTCCCAGTGTGTGGCCAGTGCAACGATTGCGCCAATCGGCCCGGTCAGGGCGTATAGGATGGGATTTTGGGCGAATGTTTTTTTAATCCATTCCCAGCCTCTGATGAAGGCGGCAGTCAATGTATCCCAATTGGTGTAAACGAGATAGATGATGCCGATTAGGGCAGTCAGCGCAAGGCCTATGGGATTTAATGTCATGAAACGTAGGGCAATGCCTAATACTTTAAGAATACTCATGCCGAATCCGCCAAAGGCAATGCGGGCGGCGGCAAAGGGGACGGCAACTGCGGCAATAACTGCGGCCAGCCCTGCTAAGGCGGTCATTGCTGCGGTTGCATAAAATGCGATTTTTCCAAGTTTGGCGGCGGCCTCTGGATTTTTTGCCGACCATTCGTTGAATTTATCCAATAAGCCTGAAATGACATTCATGCCGTACTCTAAGCCTGAAAACATACTGCGCCCAAAGCCTGATTCGGTATTGAAGAGCTTATTTTTGAACATCTGCCATTTGGACGACATGGCGTTGACACGAATTTCGAACTCTTTGTCGAGGCTGCCTAATGCGTCCGGGGAGGTGGCAAGGCGTATTTGCTCGCGCCAAAGCTCTGTATTGGCGATGAGTTGGGCAAATACGCGGTTATATTCGCCGCCTGCCAAGCCTTTGAGAATGCCTGCTTGTTGCTCTTTCGGCATTTGTTGAACGGCGGCAATGATTTTTTCAAGCGTACCTTGCGCGTCTTCGACCATGCCTTTTTGGACGGATTTTGCGTCTATACCTATGCTTTTCAGGGCTTCCCGTACGGGTTTCATATCAGGCGCGGTACCCAGCCTTGTCATAAGGCTGCCAACCGCTTTGGCAGAGGTGGAAGCATCTACACCTGCGGATATAAGGGCGGAGCCTAGAGCCGCTACATGCTTCTCGTTCATTTTCGCCAAACCCATGCTGCCTGATACTTCGTTCATGTAGCTGATGAGCTGGTCGCCTGCAACCAGTGCGTTGTCATCAAGGTAGTTCATGACGTTGACTAGTTCAGAAGCGGCTTCTTTGGATAATTTGAAGTTTTGGCGAATGCGCCCCAGCTCTTCTGCAAGCGCCCCCGGGTCTGCTGCTTCAAAGGCATTTGCAGCTTTGACGGCTTCGGTAACGTAGGCTGCAAGCTCTTGGCGTGGGATATTCATCTTCGCGCCGGCAGTCATCATATTCATGATCTCAACCGTTGCCATGGGCAATTCACCGCTTAGTTTTTGGACTTCAGCGCGGATTTTGGCGATTTCGGCGTGGTTGAGGCTGCCGTCTGTATTTTTGAGGCTGCCGACTTGGCGGATCAGTCCCTGCATTGCATCTTCTTCGGACATGGCTGTATTGATGGCATGCCCTGCACCTTGCCTCATGGTGGCAGCCTTGCTACTTGTCCATGATGAGACACCCGATGCAATACCTGCGATGGCTGCGGCCTTGATTCGACTCTGTTGCCGTTTTTCCAGCTTTTCTAAGGCGGTAGACTGCTTTTCGATTTGGGCAGTAGTCTTTTGCATTCGGGCGGCAATCTCTGCCTGCTCTTTTTCAAGGTTTTGTCCGGATACGCCGACTTTTTCCATGTGGTCTTTGTAGCGTTTTAGCTGCGCGGATTGTTTTTCGTATTCGTTATTCAGCCTTTCGCCTTCACGGGTCAGCTTTTTGAGTTCTGCCGCCTGTTTTTTTGTGGCAACGCCCGTTTTGTCGATTTCGGCAGTAAGACGGCTTGTGGCGGCAGAATTACGGATGATTTGCTCATTCAGACGGTTGAAATATTGTTCTGCCTTGCCGATTTTTACCAGTGCGGTTTGGGCGCGCTCAAGATCACGCATTTCTTTTTTGTTTTTCGCCAATTCGCCCGACAGCCCGCTACTACTTTTTTTAATTCTGTCAAACGTTTTGCTTGCTTTGTCGGCGGCTTTGAGGATAATATTAATTGTCTTGTCTGTCATGGCTCGAGCTTTAAGATGAAACGGAAAATGAAAAATCAGATCTTGGCAGATTCGGTTTTGAATGCAGTCGATTCTGTCATTTGGTGGTATGGCGCATTATTTTGGCTTTTTGTTGCCGTCATTGCCCTTATGGTATGGATGCTTCCTTGATTATTTTGTCGATTGAAAAGGTCGTCTGAATTGATTTCAGACGACCTTTTTTATTGTCCGTCTCCTTGGCGTGCGCGTTGGATTTCGGCGGCTTTGGCAGCCCAGCGGTTAAGGGTAAAAAGATTTAGTCCTGCGAACCAGCCGATACCTCCTTTGAAAGTAATGGCGCAGAGGGCAAGGGCGTCGTCTATTGGGTAAAACGCAGGAACGTCTTCATCTTCTTCAGCCTGCCAGATGTCGGGCGCTGCTTTTATAAGGTCGGCGAACTGGCCGGCTCGGTATCGGAAGCATGGGTATAGCCCAAATCGGCAAAGGCTTCCTGAATCTCTGCTTTCGCCGAAGGTGCGGCTGAAAAAAAATCAATAGCGGCATTGAGGGCTTGTACATCTGCCATACCTAATACGCCATATTGCGCCATGCCAATTTTTGGGGTGCTGATTTTTGAGAGGAGCTTTTGAACAGTTTCGGTGTGTTTGATTTTGATGAGGTCTTGTCCCATGCCTGCCATATCTTTGGCCAGCGGTTCGCGCAAAGTGTAGGCTTTGCCGTCGGTCAGGGTTACGGTCAGGGTATCGTCGGGGTTGATTTTGATTTTTGGTTCTTGCATTTACTTGTTCCTGTTGTATGTGTTTAGAGGCCTAATGCGGCGCGAATGCCGGCACGAACGTCTTTGCCGCCGATGATGAGTTTGTTCGCCATGAGGTCTGCTTCAAAAACGACTTCTCCATCGACGGTTTCTTTCCAGTAGGTTAGGGCATATTTGAATGTCTGCTCTCCACCTTCGGCTGCTTTGTCTTCGCTGCGTGTGGTTTCGATAATTCGGCCACGCGCTTCGCCGACCAGTGTTTGGTAGGTTTCTTCGTCTTCTTTGTGCAATGCGCCTTGATAGCGTAAGAGGTTGCCATTGATTTTGTGGCTGATGGATTTGAACAGCTCAAGATCAAAACCTTTGCTGGTCAGCTCCAGCTCTAATTTTTCGATGCCATGAATGACGGTAAATTCGCCCATACCGCCGCCCGGGGTGTAGTCTTCGGTTTTGAATTTGATGTCCGGGCGTTTGACGGTCATGAGGACGCCGTCTTTGTTGAGTCCGTCGGTAAAGACGTTAAAACTTTTCAAGATGCGTGGCAGCTGCATTTGGGTGTCCTTTATTACTTGTGTTTGGGGTACCTATCCCTAACCCCTCTCTGTTGGGAGAGGGGAATTATTGGGAGGCAAGGTAGTTTAGACGGTGGTAGGTTTGAGGTTAGATGCGAATTCGATAACTCGGTCGGTCAGGTTGACGATAAAGCGGTCTGATACATGTTGGTTGAGTTCGATATTCTCTAAAGGCGGGGCTACGGTAAATTCGTAGTCGAAGGCAAAGATACCGCCGGCTACGCGTTCTTTTTCGATTTTTTTGGGGTCGATGAAGACTTGCGCACCCAATAACCAGCCTTGATAGACTTTTTCGGCGAGCTTGGCATTGATGCTGTTGATGATGTCAATCATAAGGCTCGGGTGCATTGGTTTGTCCATTGCCCAGAGAAAGCTTTCGGCGATGGTCTCTTTAATTACGGAAGAGACACGGACTGTTGGTTCGAATGCCCAGGCAGGATCTGCAGAACATGTGCGGTTGCCCCAAACGCGGAAGCCGTTTTCACGGATGAGGGTGGTAATGTTGAGGTTGTTGATGGTATTGGCGTCGCTGTTGATGTCCAGAAGTCCGAAGCTGCGTGGGTATTTAAGGGCGGATACGCCTTGAATTTCGGTATTTGAAATGGATTTGTGCGGACCGATTTTTTGGTCAAGCATGGCACGTGCGCCGAGGATGCGGGCAACGGTAGCGGCAGTTTCTTGGGTTTTGGAAGCGCCGAATGTCATGAATTCGTTGTCAATCAGCATGAGGTTTTTTTGCCCAAATCCGTTCTTATATTGGGTCAGGGCGGTAATATTTTCTGCGCCGCCGGCGGATGCATATACAAAGCCTTCAAGAGCGTTGGCGGTTACAACCAGCTCGGCGGTTACGTCAGCGTCGTCAAGTTCGGGCGCACCGATGATTTTTGGTTTGTAACCGGTATGTGCGGGAGCTTTCGCCAGTGCTTTGATACCTGCGATAACGTTTGCTTTCTGCTCCGGTGCTTTGGTTGAGCCGGGAACGCGGACTACAACGATTTGGGCATCTGCCTGATCTGCAATTGCGTCTAGGGATTTTGCCAAGGTTCCTTTGCTGCCTGCTTTATCAATCAGGGCAGAGACGGATGTTGAAAATATGGGTTTGGTAGCGGGAAAGACTGTGTCATCAGCGTCTTCTGCGGTGGCAACGATGCCGATAATGTTGGTGGCGATGTCGGAAATATGGCGCGCGCCGTGTGTGAATTCGTTGGCTGTTACGCCGTGCATGCGTTTTGCGGTCATGTGGCTGTCCGTTTCTTTGGGGATGGTCTGATTGTTGCTTTGCTTTTTATCGGTGGCAAGCGGTGGAGGTTTTGAGTGGGATTTTTAGGCCGTCTGAAGTTTTCAGACGGCCTTTGTTTGTCTTAAGCGGCGGCGATGCCAAATCCTGTCATCAATGCCGCGCCTTTATCGGTGGCTTTGGACACATCCCCTTGTACGATTTCAAAACCTGCACCGATTCGAACTGTACGGCCTGTATTGGCAACTTGGCTGGTACCGATACGGATTTTGTCAAAAGCGGTATTCCAAGGTTGAAGCCGCCCGCGAAAAAATAAAACATTTTTTGAGAAAATTTATTCTGTTTTTTGTTTCACTATTTGTAATTCTTTTTCATTTTTTTAAAAGCGACGGTGACGTCGCTTTTTATTTACCAATTACATATAACCAACTCACCACTTGTTTTACCAGTTTTGTCTCTACCAACTGTATAGGTAAGCGTAAGCTGGGTAATCCGGAAGTCTTTAAATAAATCCTTTATATCAGGATGATCGTTGATAGATAGCATGAATTTACCCTTACTCTCCGCCATCGCTTTGGCCAGCAGCTCATACTGAGGCCAATCGAATGCGTGGTCGTACCCTGCGGTTTGCCAGTACGGCGGGTCGGCGTAGAAGAAAGTATGCTCTCGGTCATACCGCTTGAAGCATCGATCCCATGTCTCGTTTTCGACGAACACACCTCTCAACCTGGCTTGGGCTGCTGTCAGTTTTGCCCTAATCTGAGACGCATCCCAAGCTTTTGAAGTGGTAGCCGTACCAAAATGTTGATGTACGGTCTTGCCGCCAAAGGCGGTGTGCTGCAAGTAGAAGAACCGGGCAGCTCGTTGTATATCAGTCATGCATTCAGGCGGTGTGCGTTGTAGGCGGGCAAAGACCTCTCGGCTTGTTAGTGTCCACTCGAACTGGCGGACGAACTCGTCGAAATGGTGTT